TGTCAACACTTAAAACCACAAAATTTGAAACAACATTATTACTTACTATAACTGAAACTACATCTCCTTCTGCCACACCTTTTGTCACAAATGTTGCGCTTGAATCTATAAGAGCTGTATTACCACCACCAGTTCCAGAAGTTATACCTGAAGTTACAACAGATTTATAAATTAATATTTTATTTAAAAGATAATAATCTGAACCTGTAGTTGAAGAAGTCGGTACAATGTATGTGTTCAAACTACTTCTAGATAGACTAGCTGTTACAGAAAAAGAATCAATAACCTCTTCGATGTTTTTAACCATGTCAGCATACCCTTCTCCAGATACTCTTGCATTTTCTTTATTGATTTGACTATTATAAGACAAAAAATATTCATCAAAAATATCAAGTTGAGCTTGCTTTGCAAATAGATTAAAATCCGCAGGGGATATATAGCCATAATTATTTTTATTTAGTATAGCTAAAACGGTATTTCTAACAGCATTTATCATCTATAAGTTTTTTACAAAGATACGTAAAAAAAAAGAGGTCATTAATTTTGACCTCTTCTTGGATATTGTTTTTTAAATATCTGATTCTAAAACTTTTTCAAGTAGTTTTAATGATTCTATACCATCATCACTTTGTAAATAAGATGATACTATAAACATTGGGTCTTCGCCATATGGCACAGTCAACATTTTAGTTTTATTGGTTTTTAAATTGAACCACACTTCTTTTTTGTTTTTTCTAAATGATAACAAGCTTTTGTCAAAAAACAATTTTACTTGTGATTGTAGTTTTAACATAGGGTCGTTGACCATTCTCATAAACTCAGTAGGATTATTTCTAACAAAAACAAGTATATCTCTTCTTAACTCTGCTGTAGAAACACGAGAAGTATCAGCACCCAGTAGTACTCTAGCTATATTTTCTACTTGTGTTACATCTAGTTTTCTAGCTTCTATAAGAGCATCAACTTCACTGTTAAATTGGTTAACCTCAGCCGCTGCATCTTTTTCTTCATTTACTTCTACAAATTTTTTACCATTTAAAGGGTGGTAATACAAAAACTCTTGAAGTATAGGATTGTTTTTAGGAACTCTTAAAAATCCATCTTCAAAGACAATAGGCTCCATAATAACATTTTCATCCTGTTCATCTTCAAATATAGATTTCTGATTTCTAGAATACCTTAAACTACGATTCACACCTTTCTCTTCATCAAAGTGTAACAATGGCATTCTTCTAGTGTGTCGTGTAGGCAGCAAGTAAGATAATGGGGCTGCGTCTCTGGTAAGTTTGTAGAGTTTATCTACAAATGTTTTTTTATGTTTTTTCATTAGATTAAATTTTATTAAGTTAAAAAAAGGGAGGCGGTTAAACCTCCCTTATTAAATATTACTACTCTTGGAATAAGAAGAAGTTGTTAGCACCTAAAGTACAAACAGCTCTTTCTGACAAGAAGTTGACCTCCATTGCATCCAAATCTGAAGTTGCAGCGCCACCAGCAGAACCTGTTATCCAAGTCTTGTAACGTCTGTCTTCTGTTTCAGAAGCTCTGTATCTTACATGTAAGAATGGTCTTTTAGCATTTTTACCTAAAATCTGGTCGTATACTGTAGTTGAACCAGCTGGTACAAGAAGACCGTTAATTCTTCCTGAATTTGCTCCAGTTGGTAATCCACCACGCATAGTTGGGTCATTTAAGTATTTCCAGTCAGACTTATAAAAGTCATAACCTCTTCTAAATCCAGTGAAACCAAGGTTTAATGCCATGTCTTTATCATTGTCAAATAAACCATAAGATGTTCCATTAGCTCCGTAAGAGTTTTGTGCAGCTAACATATCATCAATATCAAAGCTAAAGTCTCTATCAACAAAAATTACATTTTCTTCGATAGCTCCTTGCTTATCTAATCTAGATATTACAGCATCAAAATCTGCTAAAGTGCCAGGATTTCCGCCACCCCAAACATTTCCTCTATTTTCTACTACATAGAATATACCTTCAGAACCTTTGTTACCAACGTCTCCAGTTACAGCAATTGCACCTGAATTAGCTTCTGCTGGTACTGCTTCTATCATTGCAGTTTCTAAGTAGTCATCAAATCTAAGTCTTGTTTCATGCTCAGACTTTAAATACCATAAGTATCCTGTAGCTCCATTTTCAGTTGTAACTTCAATCCAACCTATTTGTGCCATATCAGAACCACTAACTGAATATTTATCTTTTATAATAATTGGTGAATTTTGAAAGATGTTATCATCAGCTTCTAGCGAACCAGACATTCCGTTAGCACCTTTTTTAAATTCAGAACCATAAATAAATACTGTTCTAGTTAATCCTGTTCCACCAACTTGTCCACCTGCTTCATAGTATGCAACATCAAATGTGCCAGCTGCTGTGTCAACAGAAGTGACAATTCCTTTGTTCATACCAGAACCAGCATTGTCAGATATTACTACAGTCTGTCCAACTCTGATAGCTATACTTCCTGAACCTGGCACTAATGTGTCATTTACAGTTATAGTAGCAGTGTCAGCAGCTGCATTAGCACCTGATGCACAGTTAGTGTATTTTATATGTAGTCTTCCTTGCTCTGCCCATTTGATAAGGTCAGAGTTAGAAGGCATTTCTGCGCCTACCATTCTTAAAAATCCAGCAATAGTTCTATTGCCGTATCTTTCGAACTCTTTTTCATAAGTATCAGGTAGATACTGATTTAAAAAGTCGAAGTTTGTTATATAATTCGTAACCAACGGAACTTGTTCCGAACTTGGTTGTAAAGCAAACCCTGGGGTTGCTTGAACTGCTCCAGCCATAATTTATATTTTTTATTTTTTATTAATACTTTTAATTTTTAGGCCTCGCCCTTGTGTTTGGGAGAGTGACCTGACTTGGAATCCTCCTTTATTAGTTACTTCTGGTGCTTTGCGTTCAGTCATGTTTATATTTTTAGTTTTACGCATTACATCTTCCGTAGCTTCAGATTTACCTTGTTCATAAAAGAACTTGGCAAATTTGTCAGGATTCATCGCTATTGATAAAGCCTTGTGATAATCTGATGCATTTTTCAAATAACCTTTCTCATCTAAAAACTTGTTCATAAAGTTCATAGGTGTTGATTGGTTTTTTTTAATTACCTCAGCATCCCCTGGAGAATAAGTGATTTTTTTATCGTCAAGCACGAAATCAAAACCTTTGAAATCATTGTCAAATATCTCGTTGGTTTTTTTTGCAAACCAACTACTTTTCGACTCATTCTCTTTTTGTTGAGTTTTCACAGACTCTAAATATTGCCTATACTCTATTAACTCTTCATTTGCAGTAGGACTATCAACTGAACTTGACTCAAGTGGTTGTTTGTATTTTTCCTTTTGCTCATTAAAGTATTTTTTTGCTTTGGCAATAGTTCGTTTCTTTGATAGTTTTATTTTTCTAATAGCTGCTTCATCATCAATTTCAGAATCATAAGTATAATCCTCCATAAGAGCATTTATATCTTCATCATCCAAACCTTCACCTTCAGTAGCTTTTAGATAATTTCTAAGCAAAGAATTATCAGGCATGTCATCAAAATTTTGTTGTAAATGAACATAATCTTGAATACCTCTGCCTGTTTCCTGTTTGTATTTCAAGTAAGCGGCAACATCTTCAGGAAGAGGGTCTGCCTCTTTTCTTTCAGCTGTTAATTCATCAAGTGAATTTATTCGCTTACCATACCTTTTTTCAATATATGAAAGAACATTATTTTCATCTAACTCCTTTTCAGTTTCTTCTGGTGGAGTTTCATGTTTTATTTCATTTTCAGTTGATTCCTCAACTGTATCTTGTTTTTCCTCCTCAAAATTTATTTCTTTTTGTGGAGATTCTGTTTCTTGCTTTGGAGTTTCTTCTACATTTTCTTTAGAAGATTCCTTTTGCTCATGTTTGTCTAACAATTCCTGTTCGACTTGTTGTGTTGATTTTTCACCAGGGGATTCAACAGCCCTTACTTTTAATTCCATTAGATTAAATTTTTACAAAGTTAAATAAAAAAACAATGCTCTTTTTTTGCATTATCTCGGTTCAAATTCCGCTAAATCAAATCCATCTAAAGTATCTTCATTGGATTCAAAATTTTGAGGTGGTAAATTATTTTTACGTTGATTTATAAGTTGTGATTGTTGAGTGTTTTGTTGACTAATACGTTTTTTCTTTGCTTCTTCTCTAGAACCTTCCCTAAAAGCCAATGCTTGTTCACTCATGTTTCTTAATTGTAGGTTGTAATTAAACTCTTGCTCCATTAGCTGAGCTTTTAGTTCAGCTTCGGCTTTTTGTTTTTCTATTTCAAAAGCTATTTCTGCTTGTTTCACTTGTATTTTGCCTTGTGTTTCAGCTTGCATTTTTTGCATAGCAACTTGAGCAGCCATTTCTTGTGATTGAATTTGGTTTTGGCTAATCATTGCTTGTTTTTGTAATTCTTGCTGCTGGTCTTGCTCTTGTTTAGATTTACGTTTTACTTTTAATAATTGATTTGCAAGTTTTATATTTTTAATTTCACGTATATCTATAGCATCTTCTAAATTTATATCTTGCTTTGATAATGCCATTTGAATATTTTGCTCCAACATAGCTTTTTGCTCTTCATCTGGAGCTAACTCTATAAACACACCAAAATCATATATGTAAAGTTCAGATATTTCACCTAATATACTAACATTGAATTTTCCAATTTTATTAATAAAATCTTCTTTGAAATCAGAATATTCTAAGATGTCTGCAACTCTATATGTTATTGCTTCTGAAAGTCCTCTGTATATATACAAACTTCCATCTAGAATATGTCTTGTTGCTGTATTAGAATTTAAAGCTGCTAATTTTTGAACACCAACCAAAGACTCAGGAGCTGGTGTGCTTCCATCACGTGCTTCATTTAAACCTGTAACTGCACGTATCATATCTAAATAATGGTTGTAATTAGCAATAAGCATTTGTGTTTTTGATGCCCCTGAATTAGAAGTTAACTGTTGAATAGGAACTCTACCTTGATTATAATCACCTTCTTGAGTATAACTTCTACCAACTACACTACCAGTTTGAAAATATAATCTTAGCGCATCTTCTGGATTATATGCCGAACCTGTTCCTAAATCTACCTCATTAAGTCCATCAGCATCAATATAAACCCCATCAGGAACGGTTCGGGCTATAACTTGTTGAAGTTTTAAATGTGTTATTTGTATTAAATCAGCAAAAGGTATCATTCTTCTAACTAAAGATTCTATAACTCCTTTATACATTCTTGGTGCTACTGCTATGTAATTAGGTAATGCATGTTGAGAAGATGATTGAGGTCTTACCATATTTTTAGCAAGCTCCCATTTTAATATGATATTTGTACCCATAACCATAATACCTTCATACCAAACATCAATTGTTTTTTCTAGTTTTTCAAACTTACCTTCTTCCATCATTTCTTCTGGAGGATTGAAACTATCATCTTTTTCAATAACCCTTGAACCACCACCTTCTAGCTTTCTTTTTTTATAAACCATTTTTTTAGTGGTTTTATAATTAAAGTACATTAAGGTGCAAGTGTCTCTGTAAAATATATCATTTTCGTAAAATTGGGCAACATTATAATAGTCGTACCAACTTTGGCTATATTTAGTTATTTCCTCTAAATCTGCATTGGTAAGTTTTGGGTCTATTTTTAAAAGTTCTACAACAGGTAAAGTTTTTATTTCACCCCAATAAAAACAATCTTTAAAATGCGGGTCTTCGGTATAACTATAAACCACATTTGCTGGGTCAACATAAGATATTTTAACACCAGCACCTGGCAAAAACTCGTGCTTAGCAACCGACATACCTAGAACTGTACTGTCATAGTCTATTTGTTTTCTGATATCATCGTAATGATTTTCTTCAAAAACCGTATTGATTGCTTGTTCTTCTGCAATTTCAATAGCTGGTTTGTAGTTTAAATTCATGTACAAATTTAATTCTTCGTCATTTTCTGGTAAATTATCAGGATTCATAGTAAAAGGATTAAAACCTGTTGTGTCTTGTACTATCGACAAAACATCTTTAGCGGCCATTTGGCCTTCTACCATGTCTTGATATTTGCTTCTTTTTGATTGAGACAATGCATCTTGAGCAAAAGCTTTTACTTTAAACTCTCTATCTTGCATTCCGTTTACAACGATATCTACAAATTTTGGTAATATAGGAACTGGTGTCCAATCTAAATTTAAATAAGATAAATCACCATCTACAGCTAACTCATTTTTATATTTAGCAATAGACTGTTCTCCACGGGCATATAATCTCAAACGGTGAAAATCTCTCCATTGATTATAATACCTACAATTGTTTCCATCTTTTTTGAACCATTCGTACTGAATAGCTTGCCCTATTTGAAGTCCAAACTCATCTGTAGCTTTTTCTGCGTCAGACACAAATTGACTAGGGAAGCCAACAGATGATATATCTATAGTAACATCCTTCATTTATGTTAACAATTCACTTATTGTTCCTTTATTAGTATACCTTGCAAAGTTAAGCTTTATTTTTGATTCTTTTTTTTGCGGTAAATACATATGTTTTTGATTTGCCATAATAGCCAAACCTGAACTTATAGTGGCATCATATTGAGTTCTATTGCTTATATCAAACTTAGCCCAATCTTCTAATGTCCTGGTAAACAGCATAGAACCCATAGTATCGCTTTCTCTAAACTGACCTTCAAAATCTAATCCTACGTTTTTTTCTATATAGGATTCTATGGCTGCTGCATGAGACTGTTTAACATCTTCTGAAGAGTTTGGTATACCACCTAGCTCCTTTTCACTTTTAGATAATTTATTAAGATGTTTATCAGGTCTATTCATACAAAAACCTCTATAACCTCTATTTTTAAAATGATACAACAATCTAGGTTTATTGTTTTCTATAAGAATGGGCATACTGTAAAAAACACAAGCCATCAAAACCTCTTCAAAAAATATTTCTGCTGTTTGTGGTCTAGCTATATACTCTAAAAAAAACTCATTGCTTGGCGCATCCTCCATACTAAATTTTGTCAAACCATGTAAAGCACCATTTGAACCTCTTCCTCCTACCGTTCCAGATA